GTACTACCACTCAAGGTGGATTCACCATTCAAACTGAAGTAGGTGATTTGATTCCATTCCTTGATCCAAGATTAGTAACCGAATCTTTAGGTGCAACTTACCTTACCGGATTGACTTCAAACATCGACTTTCCTAGAAACGATGCTGCTGCTACTGCTCAATGGGAGGGAGAAAATGACGCCAATCAAGAAACGTCCCCCAGCTTCGACAGGATACAAATGTCCCCTAACCGCCTTGGGGCATTCACCGATATTAGTAAGCAATTAATGGTTCAATCTACCATTGACGTTGAAAATATGGTAAGAAACCGTTTGAGCGTTGCGATTGCAAACGCTTTAGATACTGCAGCAATTAATGGTTCTGGTTCTTCAAACCAGCCAACCGGTATTTTGAACACAAGCGGAATTGGAGATGTTGCCGGAGGTACTGATGGAGCAAATCCAACATTCGCAAACATTATCGAACTTGAAACGGATGTAGCTTCTGCCAATGCTGATTTTGGTAACTTGGCTTACTTAACTACTCCAGGTGTAAGAGGTTACTTGAAAACGGCTGAAAAGGCAAACAATACTGCACAGTTTATTTTTGTTGATGGTGCGGTTGCCGGAGAAGGTCAATTAAATGGATATAGAGCAAGGGTTTCTACTTTAGTTCCTTCTGACTTGACAAAAGGTAACGGATCAAGCCTTCACGCGATTATCTTTGGTAATTGGTCTGAATTATTAATCGGACAATGGGCGGGAATTGACTTGGTAGTTGATCCCTATACAAGTGCTAAAAATGCCTTGGTTACATTGGTAGTTAATTCTTGGTGGGATATTGCGGTTAGACACGCTGCTTCATTCTCTGCTATGAAGGATGCTTCCGTAGTTCAAGGAATCTAATTAAATAATCCAAAATGGAAAATAAAATGAATAAATTTATGTTAGTAGGTGGTGCAGTCATTTTGGCTGCATCCCTAATCTTTACGGCTGCAAGGAACTCCGAGTTCGATGCCGGTTACGAGATTTATAGAACGACTGCTTCCGATACTATTACCGATACCGAAGCGGATACTATTACAATCGATCCTTATTTGTATTCTTTCTGGAAATATAACCACACGGTTAAAGGTGTTCAAGAATCGGGTACTATTGACTTAACCTTGACTGTACAGGAATCAAACGCATTAAGCGGAGATGAGTGGTACACAATAGCAACTGATTCGGTTGATGCAGATGGTGAAATCACCGATATGACTGGAGATGTTTACGGAGTTAGACAAAGGATTATTATCACCGGTGCTGGTACTCAATCTGCGGTTTATACTCACAGAATTACATTGAAAAAACCTTATTAATATGTCGGATTTGGTAAGAGTTAAATTTATCAAATCGCCAACAGGCAAGTTCAGGATGGCTTATAATGCGGGTCATTCTGGACTTGTTAAAAGTGAATTGGCAGATAAATTAATAAAAGAAGGCTACGCAGTTTTGGTGGATGCACCGACAAAAAAGGTTGAAACCAAAACATCAAGCGAAGCCGAATCCGCAACTACACAAGCTAAAAAAAGAACAACTCGTAAAACTAAATAATGGGTTATTATAAGGTAACATCGGGTCCATCTACACCAATGCTCACTACAAGTGAGGCAAAGAACTATTTAAAATTAGACACATCCGCTGATGATACGCTTATTGATGACCTTATTTTGGCTGCTACGAATTATTGCGAAGAATACCTGGGTCAAAAATTCATTACGCAAACTGTTTCGGAAGTTTTTGATAAAGTTCCTAAAGCGAAAATAACGGATTTGTTTCCAACCTTGTATTTGACTGCACATCCGGTTCAATCCGTTACATCAATCGTTTACACCGACACATCCGAGGTAGAACAGACTTGGAACAGTTCCTTATACAAGGTTGACCTTCATCGTAAAGCTGCACGAATCACACCAGCTTACGGAGAAGTATTCCCAGATATATTAGCGGAAATTAATTCGCTTACGGTTACATACGTTGTTGGATATGGAGATGCAAGTTCAGATGTTCCGGCTTCGATTCGACAAGCAATTAGATTAGTTTTGTCTGATATGTACCACAATCGGAGCGATTACGCAAAAGAGAAATACTCCGCTTCGCAATCGTTATTGGATAGATTGAATTACAACTTATTCGTAGGGATATGATTTGGAAGAAGAACGAGGTTTTGGGTCGAATGAATGAACGGATTGTAATCCAGTCCGTAACCGAAACTCGTTCCGCTTCTGGTCAAGTGAACAAATCTTGGTCAACATTCGCTACGGTTTGGGCAGCGGTAGAATACAAAAGAGTTGGAACGGACGAAAAAGAAATGGTTGCAAGGGAAACCGCTATTGGAAATGTTGAATTTACGGTTCGATACCGAACTGATTTGAATGAGAAGATGCGGATTAGCTTTAACTCAAAGGTATATGACATTGAACAGATATTGCCAGAACAGGAGAAGCAATTTATGGTATTGGAAGCTAAAACAAGGAACTGATGTTACACTTGAGTCAAGCGGATTTGATTGCATTTAATAAGGACGTAGATAGGTTGATCCGCGACATTCAAGATGTCAAAGAAATTAGAAACATATTAAATCCGGCTGCCATTGTTGTTAAAGAACGAGCAAGGCAATTAACACCAGTAGCTAATCCAAGAAATAGGGATAATACCATTGAAAGGCAATTTGCACCAAAGAAACTTAAAAGTAACGTTTTATATACCTACAAAACACCAAAAATAAACGGTAAAAAAAGAGCTGGTAAAGGATACGGTCGAGTAAGTGGCAAATATGGAATTGGAAACCTTAAATATTCGATTCAAGTAATATCAGAGGTAAAAACAAAAATTAAAGGTCCGGTTGCGATTGTAGGTAATTTATTAAACAGGAAAAAGAACATACCAAATCCAAATGAAAACAAAAACAATGGATGGTATGCTCATATGATATACGGAAGCGCAAGAGCATTTGGAGATAAGGTAACCGGGGCAGCTTTAAGACAAACACAAGGAATAGTATTTGCATTAGTTCAACGCGGAGTTGAAAAACGATTGCAAAAAATTGCAAAAGGAAAAATAAAATAATGGCGACAAACAATGAATTGGGTAAAGTTATTTATAATCTGCTTTCTAATAATAGTGGCGTATATAATCTCGCACATTATAGAATCTATCCAATTACTGCTCCACAAAATACTACATTTCCCTTTGTGGTTTATACAATCACGAATACAGAGCCGTCTTTAACGAAAGATGGCGTTAGTCCATTGGATGTAATTAGCTTTCAAATAGATTGCTATTCAACTCAATATGACGAAAATACATCACTTGCTAATGCAGTTAGAAGTGCATTAGATTATTATACAGGAACAGTTGAAGGACAACAAATTCAAAGGATTAGATTTGTAGGCGAAGGAGATGGAGATTACAATGCAGAATTAGAAATATTTTGGAAATCATTAGATTTTAGCATCAGATTAAAACGCGAAAGGTAATGGAAGTTTTATTTTTAAAGGATTGGTTGAATCCGGCTACAAATAAAGTAATTACAAAAGGATTAAGGGCGCATATAATGAAGAAGAAGGCATTGGAATTAATTGAAAATGGAATATGCGAAGAAGTTTTGCCATTTGGTGTTGAAAAGATTATTCAAAAAGAGAACGAAATAAAAGAACTTAAAGAACACATTGCATTACCAAAGAAAAAGAAGCGCAAATTATTTTAAAATATAAAAACATAGAAAAATGGCAGTTAATGACATAATTAATGGAACAGACCTACGGATTTATAAGGATGGAACTACTGCAATCGGAGAAGCTACATCCGCTACATTATCCGTTACACGAGAAATGCGTAATATCCTAACAAAGGATTCTCCTAGTTCGGGTTGGGTTAGTAACAAACCAGGTCAGAAATCGGCTACATTAACAGTTGAAGCATTGTATTCAGAAACATCAACAAACGTTCAACCAGATGTTTTGTTTGATGCGTTAGATAACGGAACGGTTTTGGCTTTGACCTTAACAGAAAATACTGCTGGATACAATTACTATTCCTTTAGTGCCTATTGCACATCTTGGGAAGTTAATACTCCGGTTGAAGATAACACATCCGTATCCGCAACATTTACTATTTCTGGAGCGGTTTATCGCGGAACAAACGCATAATTAAAATGAACACACCACAAACACGGATAAACAATGGTTAGATTTATTAAAATAAACAACAAGGAAGTGCCTGTTTCGTTCGGGAATGCGACATTGATTCGCTTCGAAGAGGAAACAGGCATTTCTATTTTAACGCTTGGAACTGATACGTTAAATTATAAAAATACATTGATGTTAATATTCGAAGCGTTAAGGGATGGACATAGAAAAGAAAAGGTTGAGTTTAAATGGACCTTTGAGGATATGTGCGACCAACTAGACGAAGATATGGAGGCGATTAATCGAATAATGTCTTTGTTCGGCAATAGTATGCCGAGTCCAGAAAAAAAAACGAAAACGAGTCGAACGAAAGCGCATCTGACTCACACGAAATGATGACTTGGAATCAAATCCGAGAAATTGCTATTGGGCAGATGGGAATGAGTAATCAAGATTTTTTAGATTCTGATTTTGTCGCGGTAATGGATGGAATCAAAGGTTTTAACCAAATGAAGCAGTTGGAGTTCCGCAACAAATGGGAACAGACAAGATGGTTGGCTACAATTAGTTTACAACCTTATTCTGGCAAAGGCAAAACAATAAAAATGACTGATTTAATCCAATTCGATTGGGAAAAACAAGAAAAGCCGAAAACAAGGGAATTGAGTAAAGAACAAATTGAATGGAGAAAACGAATGGACGCTATAATGCGTAAAAATCACGGTCAAGCATAAGATATGGCAGCAAGGGATTTAAATGTTGTACTCGGTTTACGAGTCGAAAACTTTCAGAAAAACCTTCGTTCTGCACAAAGGCAAATGGAGCGGTTTGGTCGTGATATGCAGCGACTTGGTTCAAACCTAACTCAAACCTTAACCTTACCTATTCTTGGTGCTGGTGGTGCTGCGGTAAGTTCCGCAATCCAATTTGAACAACTTGAAGCGCGTTTACGAGTTTTAACCGGATCCGCCGAAGAAGGTGCAGCCGTATTTGAACGAATCAAAACCTTTGCTGCTCAAACTCCATTTGAGGTTGGGGATTTAGTTGAGGCGAGTTCGCAATTAATGGCATTTGGATTTAGTGCAAATGAAGCGTTAGAATCATTGCAATACCTTGGAGATATTGCAGCTGCAACCGGAAGTAACATAAATGAAATTAGTTTAATCCTTGGTCAAGCAAGAACAGTTGGTGTTGCATTCACGCAAGATTTAAGACAACTTGCATCGCGAGGTATTCCAGTTTTTGAAATGTTGCAAGAGCAAACCGGATTAACAGGAAAAGCATTTAATAAATTTGTTGCCGATGGTGGTGTAACCTTTGATGTTCTTAATAGGATATTAAAACAAACGGCTTCTGAAGGTGGTAAGTTTTTTGGCGGTATGCAAATGCAATCACAAACACTTGGTGGTGCATTATCAAACTTTAAAGATTCCGCTTCTATTGCGTTTGCTGAACTTGGTAAATCTATTGCCGAATCTACTAATCTAAATGAAAGGTTAAGACAATTATCCGATTACATTACTGCATTAGTTCAAAGGTTTAAAGAATTAACTCCGGAAGCAAAACAAAC